AGTCAACCACTTCGTCAGTCAGGTTCGCGCCGTACTCCTTTACAGAGTTGGTCTTTAGGCCAGCAGCGGACGACTCATACTCAGTGTCGAGCAAGGTTGTAGTATCAACGGTATTGGGGGCTTCGTTCAGAGACGGCATGGATTTGATTTCAGGGATAATCTTATATCCCGCAGTAGGTCTAGTGCCAGCCGTGGTTTCAACCGCATAGGCAAGGTACATTCCAGCCGTGGTAACACCCTTCGACATAAGCTTTTCCTCCTTAAAAAGTATTTTATGCTATCATTCTGTGTAAACCCATAAGTCCTGACTGACCACCGCTTCATATCGAGCAGTCAGCCGGAAAATGGTTGAGTCTTGCAAGTTTGGCATCGGGTTGCACATAGTACGTGTGAACCCCATCTTTGCAAACTCTTGGTCTATGGTTTTCATGATATCTCGTGCTTCTTGCTTTTTGTACCCGATTTTGTTGCTGTACACGTCGCACTGGTAAACAAGCGAAGCGTAGTTCTCAATCGTGTTTGTACTCATTTTCTCATAAACACTATTGTCCATTTCTACAATCGTGACAGCGGGGAAGCTTGCCTGAGTAGCGCTGTATTCGCCGCTTACCAGAACACCTTCGTATTTTGCCCGGACGACGGTTGCAATTTGGTCAAATATGGGATTTTCGCAATCTACCATTATTTAAGAACCTCCTTCGCAACTTTTAAAAGCGCTCTTCTCATTGCCTTATCTGCTTTGTAGAACGGCATATACGGCCTGTTACCATACGAATGTCCCCAGCCTTGACCAGTCTTTTGGTTGCGGCTTACAATCAAGCGGGGGTCGTCAGTGGGAAACCACCAACCGTCAGGGTCGTCCCAGTGCTGTGAGCCGGGGTACTTACCGGGCTTCAAATCAAGTTCGTCGCCCCACGGGTGCTTTGTGCTGGAATATCTCGCGCCAGCGCCAAACTCGAAGAACAAAATAGCCTCAGAGTTTGCGGATAGGATGTAGCTACCGTCCCCCGCGCTCTCAACGCTAAGGGACTCTATCGTTTCGCCCGAAAAGATATGTCCAGACATTACAGTGAAAGCAGTCTGATAACCGATATCGGCAAGACGCTTCGTAATCTCTTGACCAGCGTTCTCAAACTTGACCTTATAATCTTTCAACTCAGTAATAGCTGCATCAATCGAAGAAACGTCAAGGGGGTCTACAATAATTTTACGCATTTACGTTCACCTCTGACGCTTTCGCAATCTCTTCCTGCTGCTTCTTATACTGGCTGACCGTGACTTCCTTAATCGCAAATGCGATAGAATTTTTCCACGGGGCTACTTGTTTTACGATGTAATTATAGGGCTGGTTGGTATCAGCACCGTCAACCCATAACACAGCGTTTTCGTTTATCTCGCACTTGGTATCTGAGGTCGTAGCAGTCCGGTCGTAATCTGTGAGAGAACCAAACTGCTGCTGCTCGGACGTTCCCTTATTGGGGGAAACACATAAGAGTGTGCTTTTTAATTCACCGTACTTCGGCACGTAACTACCAGTCTTGTACCCATACTGGTCTATGATTTCCTCTTCGCCCTCAAAAAGTTTGAAGAAAACTGGCTGCATATTGCGTCTTAAATTTCTCATTGACCAACCACTCCAACTATGGGAATTACTTCTCGAAGAAGCTGTTCAGAAATCCAAGAGGACTCATAAGAGCGGCTTATCCCGTTCTCGGAATGGGAAAGCTCACCCTCAGCGCCGTCCTTGTTGTAAAGGTCGAGCGCAATCCGATACTGCAAATCCAAGTACCGCTTTTCCAGTTCGTCTGGGAAATCACCAGTAGGAAAACGACAGGAAAGAATCGCAGACTTCGCGCATTCTAGGCAGTCGGTTAAAATTGTTTCATCAGGTTCGTTTGTCCGTGCCTTTAGGCGCTCTAAATTGTCCACGTTCTTTCCCTCCTAATTACTTTGCCGTTTTCTTCGGCCTACCAGCCCTTCTGACAGGCTTTTCTACCTTCGCCGTATCGTTTGACGTTTGAACGTCAGAATCCCGTGTAGGGGCGTTTACGACGGCTTCCGCGCCCCGCGCTAGCGCTGCTTCCAAATCTTCAACGAAAACAGGCTCGAAGGGCGCGTAATAAACGCCATCACATTTCACACGGAATGGGTATTTGACCCATGCCATATTAGTTCACCTTCAATACAAAGGTTTCATCCATCCGCTCATAAGAGGGAAGCACAATCTCGGAAGCGGTGGTCTTGGTATTCACGGGGTCGGAAGTGGTCGTAACCGCAACAGCCACACCAGTATTCACGACGGTTACGTCAGCCTCAGAGTTGCCCATAAGGGTTCTCTCTTCGGGCGTAGTGCCATACCAAGTGCTACCCAGCGCACCGTCAGGGATAAGAGTTACATAGTCGTCCGGATAGAACGCATGGGAAACTCTATCTTCGTCGCGGTACATCTTGGAATAAACCACAATGGTGATACCAAGCTCGGTGGAGAACAGCTCCTTGACTCGCGCATCAGTCATGAGGATATTCGCAGTAGCGTTCTGAGCAAGGATAGCGGACTGGATTCTCTGGTTCTTCTTCAGATAACCCATCGTCTTTTTGCTCATAATGGCAATGGTCGGGCGCGTACCAGTGTTGGCTTCGACCGTATCAGCGGCGTTATCAACGTCCGAAAGCGGGTCAGAGTTCTCAAAGTCGCTCCACTTATCGGTAGCGGTGGAAATCTCCAAATAGTTGTTGGCCTTGTACTCGCCAGCGGGGTCGTAGTTGTAGCTGTACTCTACACCGTTATGGCTAATGGTAATGCGGGGAGAACCATCAACCGTGGGTGCTAATAGCTGCATACGCATACGCTCAGGCACAACGTCAGCGCCGGAAACCAGCGTGTCAGTGTCGTCGTAAATACGCGCCAGCACTTCCAGCAAATAGGGGTCGTTCACGTCTTGAGCACGAAGAATTTCCTGCTCGTCGATTTCCTTAACCAGCATAGACTCTCTGAAGAAAGCCATTTCGGTTTCCGTGAACTTGAACCCTTCGCGGGGGCGCAGGGTGGACTTTGCATCGAAGTTGGAAGGAGCAAGGGAAACGGGCGTACCCTTATAAGACTTAATCCACTTCAGGTCAAGGCCAGCCTTCTTCTTGGACGGGAACAGGCCAGCGCCCAGATAAGGGATTCTGTTGCTTGCGCTCTCGGTATACTGAGCAGCGACGGACTTGGACGAAAATACATCACGAATATACATTATTTTTTCACCTCCATATTACAGAAACACGACGTTCTTGAGGGCGGCTTGCATATCGCTGGAAATAGTCTTTTCAGAGTGTTCCTGAGCGGCCTTGGTATTGATGTAACCGCCGATTACAACGGTAGCTTGCGGCCTCCAAGCGAACACATCATACAGCAGAATACCGTAGATGTCGTCAGCCGTGGTCGAAACCTTGCCGTCCTTGGTAATGGGCGTACCAGCCAAGCAAGCATCCTCAGCGTTAAAAGCAGTAGTGTCGAGCGTAACCGCATCACCTACATACTCACTGTTGTAAAGAATCTCAGTGCTTGCCAGAGTGACGGGCGCATTGAGGTTCTTCATAGAAGAAGTAGCCATTATTTATTTCCTCCTGTATACATCGAAATAATATTTTGAGCCGTAGTAGCCGCATCAGAATTGGACTTGCCAATCTTTTCAGCGGTCAAAACGCTTGTGGACTTTTCCTCGTTATTTCCGCTACCAGCGCCGTCAGGTCTGGGCGTTCCACGAAGGAAGTCAGCCTTTAGGGTCTTTTCGTGAGCAGCGTTAGCAAGCTTCTGATTCTCAAAAACCTTGTCGAAATCACCAGCAGCAGCAGCCTTAGCAGCTTCCTCTGCAAGCTTTTCGTCGTAACCCGGCATACTCAGGAACTTTGCCTTGTAAGCGGACTCGGTTTTCTCCAATTCGAGCTGTTTCAGCTTGCCCTCCATCTCAGTCAGTTTCACTTGCAATTCACCGTTTGCGGTGTCTTGGTTGGTGGTCATTTCCTTTAACTGTCTGGATAGCTTGCCAGCCTCACTTGCCTTTTCGTCGAACACTCTCTTTTCAACATACTTCGACAAGTCAACGGGGTCTGGAACTTCAATGTTGAGCAAAGCTTCAAGCTTCTGTTCCGCTGTCATTTCAGCGAAACCCTCAATCTGGTCAGTGGAAATTTTCATAAGCAATACTCCTTTTGGGCTTTTTACGTGCATCTCCGCACAAAATTTTGGGTTTTTTACTGTTTTCTCTAACAGTTTGGGATTTAAGACTTCTCTGTCTGCTGTTGGTTATATTAACTGTCCAGAACTTCTGAACTGTTGATATTCGTTTGCTGTTTAGCAGCTTCGTCGTTTTGCTTCTTCCAAGCTAATCCACGGGCACAAGCCGCGCCACTATCAGGGAACAATTCGCTGATAGCGTAAATGTCATAGGGGTCTACAATTCCAGTAGCGTACAACTGAGCGAATACCTGAGCCTTAGACTGCAATCCGTCGTAGCGTCTGCGGGTAAAGCGGACTTCGATGTCAGAAAGCTTCAAGTCCATAATTCCAAGAGAACGGCAAATAAAAAGGAACTGCCGCAAGAACTCTCTTTCGGAACATACGAACATCTTTTCGGTATCTTGTGCCCTGCTCTCTGCACTCTGCCAACCGTCACGCATAATGGTAGCCGCTCCAGTATCGCTGGTAGAGCTGCCGCCGTTTCTATTGGGCATACCGCAGATGGTGAGCACAGCGTCGTACACGTCGTCAACTATGGTCTGTGTGCCGCTTTGGTTTAGCTCAGATGTAATACGATAAACTTTACTCTCAACACCGGGCGTGGTGCAAGCAATCATAATCGCCTTGCCGCCCTTACTCAGATTGGAATACTTTTCAGTATCAATCTCGCAGTTTTGGAACACATCGAAAGCGTTCACAAAATCCTCAACACTGTCTACTCGGTTACTTTCGAGCGTGTTAATGGCATTTAAAAGTGATAAAACGGGTTCAAATGCGCCCATTCTAGCGTCGTTATTGGCATACTCAATAATTGGGATTCTGCCCAATCCGTGAGGTTCACCGAAACCGCCGCCGTTGATAATTTCATTGCCCTTGATTTCGTAGTAGGTATCAATCGTATAAACACACGATATCCACTCGCCGTCCTCGTTCTTTTGCCGAACCACTCCAGCTTTGGGCAAGTGACCGATACCACTATAGTAAATCACAAAAGCGTCTCTAGGGTCGAGCGTGAAGATTGAAGCGGGGCTTCCGTCCTCATCCTCCTGCTGGTCAGGTAAGACCATGCGGACTCCGATACCGCAAATGTGCATCCAGTCAACAATCTGTTTGTCCTTGGTATTCTTTTCCTCTGACCGCATAGCAGCGTTCAGAATGTTCACGGCGTTTGTGACTTTGGTATCACCGCCAATGGAAACGTACTGTAAAGGCTCACCAAGCAGATAAGCAGTCTTGAATGTGACAATCTCGTTCGCTCTATTCACTGTGACCTTGTTGTTGATTTCAGGTCGAACAACCTTGGATTTGTTGCGAATATCCTGCTTTCCTCTGAAATAATCCCATAGGTACTGGATTTCAGAGCGGTTGGCACGGTGAACCGCAAGCCCTCTTCCGACAACCTCTACGACGTTTTCTCTTGTGACTTTCTTCTTGTTCGTAAAAATTTTGCGTCTGCCGTGCAAGCCACTATCGGGTAACTTCACAATAATAGCTTCCGTTTCGCTCACTTTTTCCACCTCCTAGCAAGACAAAAGAGCCAATTATCGTACTGGTTTAGTACAATAACTGACTCTTTAGTCCTCGTTTCCCACGCCTTTGCGTAGGCGCATTATACAATTTTCTTTCTCTCTGCTTGCAGAACAGTGATTCTTGAATGTTCGATTTTTACAATGGCCTCAGCGCCGGGGGATTTGTTAATCGCCTTTTCAATAGCTGAGATTTCTTTTTCAGAAAGAGTAAGTCTCATTTTTCACCGTCCGCAACTCCCTCTCGTTTTTTTGTGGTAGCAACAATAGGATTTGAACCTATGTTCTTCTGGGTATGAACCAGACGCTTTAGCCGCTAAGCTATATTGCTGTATCCCCGTGCTATTTGCCGCCGCACGGGGTTAGGCGGTGGAGGTATGAACAAAAAGTATGGTAGGGTCTGATTTTATAATTCCATTATACCAGAAATTGACTGACAACGCAAGAGTTTTTTCAATATTTTTTTATGTTTTTTGAAAAAATCAATACGGTCGGTCAAATACGGTAATCTTTGTGTTCTCTAGGGACTGGACGTACTCTGCCAACTGTGCGAAAGCGTCAGGAACATCGTCGTGCGCGTTCTTACCAGCGGTGGTGTATCCGCATAGGAAGTTGAGCATTTTGCGATATTCCTTATCTGTTTTCAGCACAGAATTGTCCTTGAACAAACAATGCTCTTTAACCCACGGGCTGTTAACAATGATTTTGGTTTCCTTATTCTGGGTAGTGAACTTGGTCGTAATCTTCGTCCTGCCGCCCTTTTCCTTCACTTCTTTCTGAACCTTCTCTGCAATTTTGCCGCCAGCAGAGTTGCTTTCAAACCGGCTCATATGGACTTTGTGTTTCAGCAGGATAGAAACCAGCTTTGCTTCAACGATTTCAGGATTGCTGTTGTCGCACACAGCGTCCTCTACATAGAACTCGTTACCGTACTGATAAACGACGGGCATTACGCAGAAGTCAGCGCCCCTGTCCTTCGTGTCGCAGACAGATAAGATAGCGTCAGGTTCGCGGTCAGGCAGTTCAAAATAACGCTTTAATTCGTCCTCTGGGTACAACTGACCCTCACGCTCTATCGGCTGCATCATGTAAAGCGCTCTCCAGCTAGCGTCGTCCATAGTGTCTCGCTGGTCATGGAAAAACTTGGTAGTAAAGCCCATGCCATACGGGTAGTCGAAATTGCTCTCATCGTTTTCGTCGAGCGCGGGCAAGCGGATGAACTTGGCTTGCGGGTCGTCGCAATGTTTCGCATACAGCTTATCAATCGGGTCGTGCAAAGACCACGGGGTCTGGATAATCAACTGCACACAGTCGCCAATCATACGCTGTTTAAGGTCGGTCGTGTACTGCTGCCAGAGTTTGTCCATACGCTCTTTTGAAAGCGCCTGTTCGATACCGCCTACTAGGTCGTCTGCGTAAAGCAGATTGGACGCACGTACCTTACCAGCATTCTCAGAACCTACTGAGGTGAACTCAAAAGTTTCAAATCTTTTGGATTTGCCCAAATCTATTCGCATATCCTTGGCATTTGTTCCGACAATCTTAACGTCTGGGAAAATCTCATGCCATAGATATTCGCCTTGTGGGTCGAGCATTCTGAGTATTTCGTCGTAAACGCCACGTAAGAATGAATTGCTGTGCGAACCTCCAAGAACGCTTAGGTCAGGGCGGCGCAATCCGCTCCAAACCATGTACATGATTGCAAGGGTTGACTTGCCCGCGCCCGGCGGTAGCATCACTCCAAGCAGCCTGATTTTTCTTTCGTCAAGCTCTTGGAGCGCGTCTACAACCACTTTTAGCCGTTTTCTTCTGGGAACATAGAACTTTTTTGAAGGTTCTCTCTCCCACTCAGCATAGCGGATAGCAGCATCCAAATCATGCGGCGCATCAAATAGCAGACTGCGCTTGTTAAGTTCAAACATCCGCATATTTCCCTGCTCACGCGCAAAGAGGCCAGACAAACGCCTAACCTCTTTGTTCCAAGCATGAGCAGTTTCAAAGTTCGTTGCTTCCTGCACTCTGATAGCTTCAAAAGCGTCAGTTAGTGCGGAAACGTCGGATAAGTCGCGCTTAAACGCCTTTTCAACCAGCTCATTGATATCCAAATTTATTCACTCCAATACTCAGCAACAATGTCGTCGAACACAACCGGAACAGCTTCGTGAAGTTCGCAGAGCAGAATGTCAGCAACCTCTCTCATTTGGGGGTGAGCAGCTTTCGAGCAACGCAGCTTCAAGAAGTGCCGCCACTCGCGCAAGTTCGCAGTCATTACAACCTCAGTTTTTAAGCTGTTAGGAAGGACGCTTCTGGCAACTTCGGGGGTAAAGCCCTTGCCGATAAAGCCGAAATACTTGTACTCAGCTTCTTGGCAAGCACAATACCAAGCGTAATAAGCCTCAGAACCTTCCTCAAAGAATACAGGCTTGATAACAGTGATTTCGTGCCCAAATCCGTCAGAAGAGTAATTGCAGTATCGCGTGCTCTCCTGAGAAAAGCTTGCGATTCTATGTCTCACAATCTCGTGGGAAACGGCACGGTCGCAGATAAAGCGGACGGTAATGGAGAAGTGCTCCAGCACGGACTCGTGACCGCGCTTGATAATATTGGACACGAAGGTCTTTGCAGAACCGTCCGTGATTTTGCTCTCTGACTTATAGCAAGTCCGTCCGCACCGCTCTATGTGCTTCAAGACTTCCTCCCCGTCGAACTTGGACATAATTTCAACACCAGCATTGATTACCTTCATAAGTTACCTCCCAAAAAATTCAGTGATTAGTTCAATCCGGTTCTGAGCCAACTCGAAATAAACAGGGTCAAGTTCAAAACCAATAAAGTCTCTGCCCGTACTGGCACAAGCAGCGCCGGTCGTCCCGCTTCCCATGCAACAGTCGAGCACGGTTTCCCCTTCGTTTGTGTAGGTCTTAATCAATTCCTCACAGAGCCATACTGGTTTCTGAGTAGGATGCAAAGAAAGCTTCTGCTTGTCACTTGCCCCGTGAAGCACGTCTCGTGGGTATCTGTCCGTGCTGTCATATGACGTAGCAACGAAGTCCCCGTAGCATTCAGACTTCTTGCACTTCTCCTTGTGTCTAGCAGAGGACACCTTGTGTTTGTGCCCGTGCGTTATCTGGGGGTTATACGTCGGAAGGGACTTGTAGAAAATCAGAATGTTCTCATGCGCTTTCATTGGCATTTTCTTAGCGTTTAAATGCCCCGTTGCTTGATTTTTCTCCCAAATCCATTCGTATCTTAGCTCTTTAAGGTTACTGCATCCAAGAACCTTGTCGAACGGGGTTTGGGCGAATAAGGCGGTGCAAGCGTTCGGCTTCGTGACCCTGCCTATCTGTTCCCAGAAGTCAGGCAGACTAATAGGCGTGTCCCACTTGCATTGCGTCGTCCCGTAAGGAAGGTCGCACAGAACCATGTCCACGGACTTATCAGGAAGTCCCTTCATCAGCTCTATACAGTCGCCGTTCAGAAGAAGCATTTGCTGTCCTCCCCATACTTTCCAAGTTCGAGCATTTTTTCCCTTACCAGTTTGTCAATCACAAACCCGGCATTCTTATAGCCGCAGATAGCAGCCAGCTTGTTCAGGTTATACAGCGTTTGTGCCGTGACGGTAACAGAAATGTGCCGCAAATTCTTCTTATTCATGCTTCAACGCCTCCAGTTGAACTTCAAGCTCTTCCACCGTCTTAAACAGTCCATTCGTCTTTTCCCACGCATCGTGAATTTTTTCGCCCTGCATAGCGAACCAGTCAACCATTTCCTCATTGCAAGCCCAGCCGTCACTGAACACAACAGAGTTTGCCGCAAGGCCGGACTCACATAAGAAAGCGTGGATAATCTCATGTCTGAGTGTCCGCTTCATAGAGCAGATAATCGAACGGGTGCTCTCCTTTTCCCAGCCGGGGTAGGTACGCAAAGAGCAGACAAAAATCTTGTGTTCCGTCTCAACACAATATCCAAAGACATCGTGCTCATCGAAGGTAGGATTGCATTCGTGGTCTTGAATGAAAATCTCATAGGGCGTACCCAGAATGTCAACAGTGGTCGAAATCGAACCACGCGCCTCTTCGTCGTCGTCCTCTTCGGTTTCAAAAACCTCAGTAGCACCAATAGGGGAATTGACCTTCGCAATATCCGAAAGCAAAAATCTCCAAGACGAACAGGGGTTTCTATCCCGATACTGTTCAAAGGTCACATCGTCAGGCCGATAGTCCGCGACAACGAAAACAGGTAAGACGTTTTGGAACACAGTCCGTTGCGCCGCCGCCGTGCGGTGTACGCCGTCACACACCAGCTCATATCCGCAACCGCCCTTCTTCTCATAGACCATAATCGGGTTCTTGAAGTAAGCCTCATAAATCTCAGACTGACGGTCGGTCAGCTCAAACTTGACGGCGTACTCGCTGCAAATGCTCTCGATTTGCCTCTTGAGATGGGACAGGCTAGCGTGTAAGGCCAAGAAGTCTTGCTCCGTGTGTCCGTGCCACGGATACTCAATCGCATTGTACAAGCTGAGGTCAATCGCCTTTGCATCAACCCACTTCTGTTCCTTGATAAGCGTGATAACTCTGTCCTGCTTTGCTTCCTCAAAGTCCTCAACAGTCGTGTCCAACCAGTTTCTTCTGTACTCAGCCATAATCTTAAACCTCCAAATTAGAATTAGAATTAGAATTAGCTTCTTCCAACCTCTGAGCCTTGCGCATTTCACGGTACTCTTTGACCGCATCAGTCATTAGCTTCTTATCTTCACTCTTACCAAACGAGAGCGCGTCCACCTCTTTTTGCTCCACAATCCCCCTTTTCTTATACACCCTAAGCGTCTGCATAAGAGCCTCATAGTAAGCAGCAACGGCAAGATACTTCCGTCTCGCCTCTATCATATCCGGCCTTATCTTCCGCATTTCATCCATTGTTTCCTCTGCGTGAATCCGCGCCTTGCCTCCCACCTTAATAGCCCTTGCCAATCCACCGCATCTGGCACAATACGCAACGCCGTCCGCTTCCATTGACAAGTTTACCTCATAAGAAGCACCGCATTCCTCACACACAATCTGATATCTCACAATCATACCTCCTTGGAAATATCAATCCATACCAACCAACTGCTTACCCTACAATGCTATTCTATCACTATAGTTATGATTTGTCAATAACCTTTTTTGATTTTTTTAAAGAATAACTGTAGATGCCTTTTTTGTTTTTTGGGGGATTTTGGGGAGTAACCCATTTATTAGGAAGGGGGTCTGTTTCCCCCTCCGGTATCGCTGCAAAATCGCCCGAAATCCGCGCAAGAAATCGAAATTTTAATTATGAACAAATTATGAACGTGGTTTGAAAATGAAACGTGGATGGATTGATTTTGGACGCACTTTAGCACGGTGAAGTTTTAAAGTGTGAAGTGTTAATGTGATGAAGTGTTAACAATTTAGCGTAGTAAAGCGGTGAATGAATGAAGTCTGGTGCGCTTTAGTTAATTAAAGTGTTAAATCATTGAAGTGGTGAAGTGTTAATGAGTTAATGTTTTAGCGTGTTAAAGTGGTAAAGCGTTAATACTTTAATGCGTTAAATCGTTGAATTGACGGGGGACATGGGGCATCCACTTTAGCGCGGTGAAGTGGTGAAGCGTTAAAACATTAAATCATCAAATCATTAAATCATTAAAGCGTTAGAACTTTAATACATTAAAGCGTTGAAGCTGTGAAGTTTAACAGTTTAGTGCGGTGAAGTGTTGAAGTGCAATGCGTCAGCGTGTTAAATTGATAAATCGGCAATACTTTAATACGGTGAAGCGTTAAATTTATAAAGCGCGGTCATGATTTCATGATTTAGCGTGTTAAAGCGTTGAAGTGCTAACGTGTTAATACTTTAATACTTTAATGCTTTAATACTTTAATACGTTGAAGCGCTGGCGTGTTAAATCAGTGAAGTGGTCAGCGGTGGTCATGCGTGCTTTAGTGTAATAAAGCGCGGTGTAGCGTCTCTGTGCGCCTCTGTATTGGTCGAGCGGGCGGGCGGGTATTGGGATATGGGGCGCGGTATATGGGCGCATACGAGCGGGTATATGGGGCGATATTGGGATATGCGGGTATTGGGATATGGGGATATGCGGGGCAAATATCAGCTAATATGCGGGCAAATATGCGCGGGTATATGCGGATATGGGCGGGGGCTAAATATGCGCACTGGAGGGCACAGCGGGCGAAATTGTGGGGATACTATAAATAATTATTTTGTTATCCCGCGCTACAGGTAAATCAAGGATACCAAGGGAGAAATTGGAAGAAAATGAAAATATTATTGTGCAATCTGTACAGAACAATATAGAAAATAATCTAATTTTTGTGTAAAATATATATTGAAATAGGGGCTGACCTGTAGTATAATAATAGCAGTTAGAAGAACAGTAACCGAACATAGGCGGTCAATATACCGCATTAGAATAGTAGGTGAGTAGAACAATAAAAAATAATATCCCAGCGCTTTTAATTATGAAAGGAGCGGCTAAATAGGCCGAAAATACTATTTATTATGTACCTTGACAATTTAATATTGAGCCTGCGTTTTAAAATTTCCGGACAACAAAAAGGGGACATATTTTATGAAACTTAAGATGTACCGTTATTCCAATCCGATTGATATTGAGGATTACAAAAACGACACGGTTTACGCCACTATTAAAAATAAGTGGATTTATGTGGACGCTAGTTTTAGCTGCAAGGGCGCTAGAGCGGCGGTGAAGAAATTCTTCAGTGCGCTTGAAGTGTTTGAGGCTTTCGACGGCTGGAAAGAATCTGTTTTAGCTGATATCGAAAACGGGGTATTTAAGGGAAGTGATGAGTATTTAGGTTACGGGGAAGTTAATCCATACCGCTCGTATTATTGGGCGGTCGAAAAATCCCTAGACAACGAACACTTTTACATTTACTTTAATTATAACCTGAGCGTCGATTAAGAATCAGGGCGGCGGGCAAAATACACAGAAAAAATTATTGGATTTTGTGTATTTTGCCTGTTGTATTGGTGTATTGTTCACGGTATAATATCTGTAGTTGGAAATTGGATTTTGTGGACAGACCATGCGCACAATGTTGAAATAAAAATCAGTCGAAACTTGAGGGCGGGAAAACCCGCTCTTGAGTCTGCGTGATGTGCCCTACACGCACTGACGAGACAGGGCAAAAAACTAATGTTCGATTTTTCTGGAGGTCATATTATGACTACTAATTTTGTTCGCACGGTCGATTTAGTTCCCGCTGACGGGAGAAAGAGCTTTTACGGGAAAGCCCGTGTTCTGCTGGAGGACGATGGAACAAAGGTTCTTTTCTCCTACGGCACGGCTGTTTGCAAGCTGAGCAGCGCTGGAGACGTATCCCGCTTGTGGGAGGGCTGGAGCGCAACAACGGGGCGGCACGTTCAGGCTTTTCTCAGCACTTTTGCGCATATCGAGATAAGCAAGGGGCTGAAGAAGTATTATAGCGAGTTGCCGCTAGAGAGCGCATGGTAAGCCGGACGGGTAAGAGATTAACAACGGGGCGCGGATAAGGTCTAGCGCCCCTAACTGAAAATGTTTAGGAGATGTCTTTTATGAAAAAGTCTGATATTATGGAGTCTATGGTTTCTGTGTTTGGCGCGTATGTGCGGGAGGCTGGATTAGCTGAGGGACTTGTTAGCGATATCGCCCGCAACCCCGCCGCTTTTCTGAGCAGTCAGAATCCGGTATGTGCGGAGGCTGCAAGAGTGTTCCAATATTGTCTGGAGGGCATGAGCGCGACCGGAAAAGATGTGCTCAACGCTTGCAAGCGGATTGTGAAGGGCGCAAGAAAGGGCATTCAAGGCTACTGGAGAGATGAGGCGGGTAATAACTGCGTGACTGACGGCTATAGGCTGGTAAGGCTGAATAAGCCGCTGGACGGGATGGAGCAGCTAGAGAGCGCCGCCCTAGACGCAGAGAGAGCCATAGGCGACACAAGCAAATATGATTTGGCTATTACCCTGCCGGATATCAAGGAGGTCAAGGCGTTTATAGCGGTCGAGCGGGAAGCGGGGCGCAAGGGCACGAAAAACCACCCCTTTTACCCAATGTGCCTCCAGTACGGAGACGCGCAAGACGGAAGCGAGAGAGTGCTTGTTAACCCTCAATTCCTACTTGATATGATGTGTATTTTCCCTGACTGCAAAGAGCTGAAAAGATGCAATCTCAGATTAAGCGCAATGTATTTCAGCGGGGAAAACGGGGATGGTATCTTGCTTCCAGTAAGACCGGAAAACGGCTAATGGAGATAAGAAAAAGCCCCGCTCGAAACAAAAGGGCGGGGCAAAATACACAAAGAGAGATACGGAATTTTGTGCAAGATTGCGGTTGAAATTCTGTTCTCTTTGTGATAATATGTAATTGTAATTGGATAACACACAGACGGCGCAATAGCGCGGAAGGAGACAATATTATGTATAACAACATTTTTAAGCGGGTAGAGGCCGAACACAAGGCGCGGTGCGTGGATTTGGTCAACGCGATTGCAACAGACGAGCGGGCGCTTGCAGCGAACAGCACCCAAACGCGCTGGAGTCAGTATCAAAAGGGCAAGATTAGCCACGAACAAGCGGTTGAGTTCGCAGTTAAGAGACAACGCGACCGCATGAACAGAGAGTTGGCGAAAGAGAGAGAACTGCTGGAGGCCATTGAGAACGCCCCTTCTGTTCAGTCTATCGCCGTGTTCGTCACTTGGAAAAGGAGCGCGTGTTGGGGAAGCAACCCTACCGCTTGCGTGACCGTAAGTGCGGGAGGGCGCAAGAGCCAGTATGAAAACCGCGCTGGCGGGTGCGGGTATGATAAGTTAAGCGCGTGTGTTGCCTCTGCTCTCAATGAGAGTATGAGCGTAAAGAAGTTACTGCACGACAAGAAAGAGAGCGTCCTTTCCGTTGACCCTGAAGCCTCCAGTCATAGCGCAATCGGATACGGCGCGGGCTACGGGGCTACCCCTTATCTGGAGGGCGGGGTTGGCATGAGCAGCCTAATAAGCGTATTGGAGGCTTGCGGGATGAAGCTGGAGGATTCGTGGCACACAAAGGACATGGATGCTTATGCGTTTCAAGTGAGCAAGGAGGCGTAAGAGATATGAAAATCGTAAGTCATGATTTAATCAAGCACTTTGCAAAAGACGGCGGCGCAATCGAAGTCCGCTCAATGCTGGAGCTTGATGAGCCTGTAGAAGTCCTGTTTGTATCACGTTTTCCCTTCTGTATTCGTGGGGCGATTCTCCTAGGAGAGAACACGGGGCGACTATACGCAATCACAAGACCGCAAAAGGCACTGTCTGAGTATATCAGGAAGGGGGTGGTATGATATGCCCCCTCTTTCTTCGATGTATCACACGCCGTCAGGGGCGCGGGAAAGTCTATATAGAGATATGCTGGAGCAGCCTCATCTGCTAATAGCAGGGACAACGGGAAGCGGGAAAAGCGTCGTCGTGAACGCGCTGATATATACCGCCCTATATAATCCCCCGCTCGATATAGCAGGGGGGACACAGTTTATTCTGATAGACCCAAAGCGGGTCGAGCTGGTTAAATACCAAAATCTTCCCCATACAATCATGTATGCGAGCGAGCCGCAAGACATGACAAGGGCGCTCCAGCATGGACTGGATACCATTGAAGAGAGATACAGAAAGGCCGCTAAAAGCGCGGAAAACGGGCACTCAGGGGGCGATATTTATATTATAATAGATGAGTTCGCGGACTTAATGACAACGAACAAAAAGGCGGTCGCCCCGCTCGTTCAGCGGATAGCACAGATAGGGCGGGCAGCAAAAGTTCACTTGATTCTCTGTACTCAGTGCCCGCTTTCGGAGATTATACCAACAAAAATAAAAGTCAATTTCGATGCGCGGTTAGGGCTGAGAACACGCAGTAGGCAAGACAGCAGGAACATTCTGGAGCGGACTGGGTGCGAGTTGTTACCGTATCCTCCCCGCGCACATATGGCACAGGGCTATTATATGACCCCTGAAGGAACAGACCTATACACCCTGAAAATGTACACGCAAGAACAAATATCTGAGCGGGTACAGTTTTGGGAGAATCAAAACAAATCAGGGCGCAAAACAACACAAACACACAAAACACACTGGATTTAATACTTTTAGGAGGTATTTAAAATGATTGAGTATCTTGAGTTCGTCAGAGAATCGGAGAGCGCGGACGGCACACACAACTGGAGAAGTTACAACCCAGTTATCTATAGGGTTAATATCGACCCCAACGACAACAATTATCTTACCGTCACAGCTAACGGGGTTTCTAAATCTGTGTTCGTCCGTGAAAACGACATGAACACGGGTATAGAAATGAAAGACGGCACGTTAGGGGCATACAGAGGGGCGCGGGGTATCTTCGATGGTATCAAGGCGGTACTTGTGGGGCTGAAGGGTCAGTGTGACCCGCAATGGGCGTATGATATCCTTGATTACATCATGAATAACATGAGTGCGCAACCATTGGTAAGGCCTAAAACAGACAGGAAGAAAAAGAAGGGGGGCGACAAATAATGTACACCCCGAACAGCGGATTTTATATCGAAAACAGTTTGTTGGATGGAAAATGGAGGGTCTTTTATCTGGAAAAAGTTCTCCATATCGCCTACACTTTTGGGAGTGCTCAGAAATGGCTGAAACAATACTGTGAACAACACGGCGCAATTTATCCCTACTTCGTATGAAGTGGGGATATTTTTTGCTCATATTCGAGCGGGTCACAGGCCGCTAGCGCGGCACAGATAGGGAGGCAAGGCCGCGCCCGCCCCGCTACTCAGCAGCAGCCCGCAACGGCTAGCAGCCCCGCAAACAAGCAGCAGCGCCCCCACACGGGGTTTTCCCATGCCCGCCTACAAATTTCCCCGCCCTTACACAGCAGCGCAAAACAGGGGGCACAGCAGCAGCAAATCACCGGCAAAGACAAAGGGCAAAGCAACAGCGCCACACAGGAAGAAACCCGCCCCTCCAGTGCGACGCTATTACAATGCCCCATATTCAAGCAAAAACGCCCCTATATTCGATTTTATCCCGCCGCCCTATAAACTTCCCCTCTGTATCTCACAATCGAATGCAGCCCCGATTTTGCGCGATTACTGACGGGGCGCATTTATGGATATCCGAAACGCCTCCAGATATCTGGAATTAACTGTCAGACTTCCAAAAGAAAAAACATAATGTTTCCCCTCAGCCTCAGCCCGCATTATCTTTTGTTTTAGCTGCTCGATATCCTTCAATACTGTTTGCGGCTTGCCGTCCGCTACTTCTACCCGCTCGATAATACTGTTCCCTCCAGCTAACATTCCATGAAACACAACTTCCATTTAAACCGACCTCCATTGATTTGTTATTTCCCCATTACCTATAGGAGATATAGAGATAGAGATAGAGAGCAGATAGGTTTTCTGTTCACAAAGAGTTTACATAATTCCTTTCTGCCCTCTATGAGATATCACTTTTTTACCCTTACGCCTTTGCCCTTCTGCCATCACTCTTCTGCAACAATCTCTCCAGCAATCCGCTCTTCAAGCTGCTTCTGGTCATACTGTTCACCAAGCGGATTTTCTGGCTTCACAACAATCTCTTGCTTCTCTCGATATCCAAAAAGCACTTTGCCTAAAAAGATACCGGAAACGGGGTTTACAAGCCCATTTTGCATATAATCTACCCATAATTCTTCCAAAACTGTGACAGCTTTTTCTACTACGTCGGAGTGTGTTCCGCTCCTATATTCCCCTCTTTTCCACGAATTTAGGGTATCTCTATGTACCCCCAACCAGTTCGCAATACCGATTAAACTAGGCTTTCTGTCATTATTTTCGCAGAAGGTGAAGTAGAGATTGATTCTATCTTCTATTTGTTTTGGGTCAGATATGTCGATTGGGGGGAGGGCTAATGGTGCTCTTGCCATTCTGAGATATCTAGTGTTGTCCCCCGGCTTAACATTTTCTTGCATGAAATTTACGTGTTTATTATTACCCGGCCTTTTGGGTTTAGTTTCATTTTGGTTGGTTGTTTGGACTGCCTGATTCTTAGGCTTTGCCATATTGATTACCTCTTTTCTTTTTGTTTGGGGATGGGATTTATTTTGGGGATTGGATTTGGATTTGGATTTGGTATGATTTTAGAAGAGATATTTCTTATTTGTTTGGGATTGGTCTTATTTTATTTAGGATTTGGGGTTTAAGATATTCTTTTTTGGTTGAGATTGGAGGTTTATTATTCTTTCTTTTGGATTGGATTTTATTCTATTTTTCTTTTGGATATATCTCTTCTATTTAATCATACCACTTTTTGTTTGGCTTGTCAAGTGGGGGGAATTATTTTAGGGTTGGAAATCTTTTGTGCAAATGTTGTAGAGTCTCCCTCCTGAGATACAGCGCTTGCCATGGTAGCAGTCGGAACAGTTACCGTAGGGGCAATTCTTCTTTCTCTGGTCTGTGTAGGATTGGAGAAGGGAGAAAAGCCTGTCTTGCATGGATTCTAGTTCCTTGACATATCCAAGAAGTTCTAGTTTTTCACGTGTAAGTCTAACAATGGTTTCTTCTTCACTTGGAATTTTCTGTTCGCTCGAACGGTTAAAGATTGATAACATATGTATACCTCCTAGTCGGGCGATTTATAGGGTTTTGATGGATTCTTGAACTTTTAGGACTGAATAGGTGGAGGACGCGCCGTCCGAAATAATCTTGGATAGCGCTGTTCTGGCCTTGGACTCGCTTCTAAAGGTCTTGACGTTGTTTCTTCCTAGGTTGTCGAACGGTCGAAAGACCGCGCTGCAACATAAGATTTCTGCGTCGTCCTTGACAATCGCATATCCTTCCCTGCTGATTGAAATATCTTTGTTCATATCTTTTGAACCCTCCTAACTGGTTAATATAAGTCGGGCGTATAACCGCATAGTTCGAGCAGTCTGCCCATACATTCGATTATGTCTACCACCTCTGCCGGGTTCTTAGAATAAATTGCCCGTGGGTCAATGTCTTTGACCTTATGCAGCTTATCAGTCGCACGTTTCAGCCTGTCCACGTCGTTGAGTTTTGTACAGACTTCATCGTCAATTTTATACAAGTCGATGCAGTCCGTCCTTCTTATACGCCCGTCGATTAGGACGCGCTCTTTGTTTTCAGACAGATAGGCGATATATTCTAGCCCAAAGCTTTCAAAGTCCCTCCCACACAGCTTCACGTCTTTCTTGAATGCTACTGGGATACCGATTCTCAATTCTTCTTTTGGAATACGGGTCATGGTTTCCGCTCCTTTCAAGCAGCACAGACGCATTTGCTCTCAGACGGCCTGTGCTGCATTTTATGTCTTACGTGGGTAGTTTCATGGGCGAAGCCGTTTCGCTTTATTTGAGGGCTTCTATGAAGCCAAGAGTGGCAAATATCGTTGCCGCTATCATCTTAGGAGTGGACGGACTGTACGTCAGTGAGATGCAAAGAAAGATTGCTATGCTTGAAAACATTGTGGGTTGACCTCCTTTTGGTATATACCCCGTATTCGTCCTAGAATGGCCTGTGACGCGCTCTTACTGTTCGGCGTGTAGTTTTTCAACTGTGACCTCTGTGACGCGCTGGACAGCGCCTATGAGCGCAAGAAAGACGGATACGAAGGACAGTATAGAAATGCCCACACCGATAATGGCAAGCAAGATGGACTCTTTAACGATTGCCAAAGCGAAGAACACGCAAGCTACAAAAGCACATAACATAAATTTTGCCTCCTTAGAATAATCTTTTTATGAAAAGCGCTGTTTCAGGCGGGTCTATCCAGTGCGTTACCTCATAAGGGCAGAACCGCCACTCTCCGTTTTCCAAGTAGTCAGTAACAAAACTGCCGTTGACCGTATAGACCATTACAGGTCTGGACATAAGGTTTCCTTTGCCGTCCTCCTTTTGCTCCGGTAGGCGGTCGAGAACCGAAACCCATTCTGTCTCCCGCCCTCTTGAAATCGCGTTTGGTTTCCTTTCCGGTTCGTCGGGCGGTTTAAATCTCATCCAGTGAGTGACATTGCCGTATGAGGTCTTACCTCTGCTCCTATCGAAGCAATGCCCGTTCCACCAGCAAATGTCGAAGTCCCATTGTTTTCCCCGCCTATTGGCTACTAGGACGCGCTCATACTTTTCTGGCAGTTCGTCCTCCACACTTGTCCAGCAGTCGAAAATGTCTGTTTTCAGCTTGACGATTGGGCATTGCTTGATGATTTCGATAAGTGACTCTTCTATTTCCTCACGCACATATCCGGCGAAGTCTAGGTAGGCTTCTTTTATCTGGGAAATAGCGTCGTTCAGTCGAATTAAATCCACTTGTTTCGCCTCCTATAAGCTGGTGAACTCGCACCCCGCATACCCTATACGGATATCAGGCCGTCTGGTTTCTGCATTGCTTCCTAAAGCAAGAGGACTATCTATCGGGCAAATACCTCCTTCGTATCCCGCCAGCTTGATTACTTCGCATTGTTTGAGGAACGACGAAAGAGAAATATCTTCCGGCGCTTCAACGATGTAGCTTCCACTTCCTGTATCCCATAAGAGCCTCACGGACTTTTCCTCCTTGTTCGATTAACGTTGGATTATCAAAGGCGTTTCCAATTATCTTGGCATACACCCCGTTTTCTTCTGCATCGACCCATAGCCGGATATCCCGCCGCATAATGCAATCCCCAATGGGTTCAAGCTTAAATCCCCATGTATAGTCGTCGCCGTCGTTCCCTCCAAAACACACACACGCCGTCCACTTGTACTGCTGTACGTCGCCCTCCAAACAAAGCACGTCGCCCTCAAAGATTCTCTTCCCGTTGTAATCCCTGAGTCCTGTGTACTGGCACAGCGTTTCTGGGTCAACCCTCACTATTCCATCTGGGTTGTTTTCGACTGCCGGATAGTCGATGTGAGGCTGGAGGTCGATAGCAGGGATAATCGCCGGGTAAAGCTCGCCAGCTATGTTCCTGAAATACGCAAATGTTCCCGTTACCCACTCAGAGGTTTCTTTATCAGTCCCGCGAATGTCCTTCTTCGCTCGAAACAGAACCTTTCTCATTTGGGCTTACCTCCTTAGCTGCTAACGCTTCCTCAAACTTCTGCAAATTCTTTATCATGGTAGCTACTAGGCTTTCGGGCGTTTCCGCTTCACGTTTCATTGTAATCGCATCCTTCCAATCAATCGGTGAACTTAGCCATTCTTTGAGTTTACACCCGCAGAACCGCGCATAGCTGCATCTGCCGCAATCCCTCTGGAAGCAAAACCAGTCCGCAAGCTCTTCGTCGCTCATAGAGCGGATAATGTCGCCTCCCGTTATCCGCTTACGCGCTTCGACTGACTTCCACATAGAGGGAACGTCTCTGTCCCTTGTGCTGCATTGCTTACAAGGGGCTACCCCTGCCGGAACATCACAGAAAAGGCAGTTGCCACAATTAGGGCGGGTTACTGTGCTCACTTCTTCTCTTCCTCCATCAAAAACGCCGCTCCACACCACTTGCAAAAGCGGCCTGACCTATTTGCCTCATACCCTCCACATCTGGTACATTTCCAGAACCCGTAGAAGCTGTCCCATACCCGTCCTGCCGTCTCACGTAGGGCATAGGGTTCTTGCCTAATCAGACTTCGGACGTGAGAAACAGTTACTTTCACGTTCCCGTTTATTGGCATCCCCGCTTCATCCGTGAATTTTTCAAGTAAACTGGCTGCATCAATCAGCTTTGACATTTGGTTTACCTCCTAGCTCTTATCGTTTGTCCACGGAAAACCCTCATAAGGCTTTTGAAGATACTTGACGTAATACTTGCTGAGTCGCTTTATATGCTGTTTAAGGCACGACAAGTCGCACGTTTGGGCGGTGAACCCCGCAACAATCTCAGCCAGATATTCTGCAAGCTCTTCGTCGGTGAAGGAACGAATAGCGTCACCGTTTGTCTTTTGCCTGAACTTCGGGCAGTCCCTTATGAGTTCTGGGTCTGGTGAGTCATTGACCTTACCACACCATTCATTCTGGTAGCTGCTGCATTTCTTACACTGAACGTCCCGCATTTTGCCTCCTAAATAGCCCCGCGCATAACGTCGAGATACTTCTTCATAACCTCCACTTCATATAGGGGACTTCCCGGCGCTGGTGAAGATACCCCTTTTTGCTTCCAGAGGTTGTAGTCTTTCTTTGCCAGTGCTTCTGTTCTGATAAGCTGCTGTGTATTATTCATTGTGATTGTCCTTTCACTTGATATCGGTTTCTTCGTAGGGAGAATCCAAAAAGTCCCTGAGCTTGCAATAGGCGTGTCCGTCTCTTTCTCCCCGATACTCACATCTGGTACACGGCCTACCCGTGCAAAACCAGTCAGATAACTCTTTATTGCTCATTGAGCGGATAAAGTCACCGCCTGTACGTGCTTTCACGACTTATCCTCCTTAGCGCCGTCCTTTAGCTTTCTCGAATAGCACGTATCCCCGTCTCTTTTTCTTGGGGTCATGTTATCAATCAAGTAATGGCAAGCATACCAAGGACTCTTCACCGTGTTATGCCCTTGGTAGAGGTTTCGCCAGTAGATACAGCCTTTGCATTGCTTAGTGTTCATAGAGCTTACCTCCCGTCTCAGCTCTTTTTCCGTCTGATTGTTATTCTCATATGAGTTGGCTCACCGTCGTTCGGACTCCAGTTACCTGTCACTGCCATTATGACCCTCCTTTTTCTTGCCGTCTCATTGCCTCTTGCGCTTCATGTTCATAGAGGTACTTGATTTTAGACCCTGTGACCGCTTCCGCTCTGAGCCTTAACTTCTCATAAGCGTAGTCGTCGTCCACTTCTTCTCTCATTCTCATAAGTTCCTCAGTGTTGGCTTGATAAGCTTCAAAGAACTTCTGCATCCTTTCTTGCCCTACTCCAAAAGCGTCTGCAATACTGCAAACCATAAGCCAGATAGAACGCTGCACAACTATGTCAGACTCTATCTGGACGGCGGTATCATGAACTTTTTGTTCGATGATATCTTTTATCAGCTTTTCCCTTGCCAGTTTAGCTGCATAGGGCGTACCATTGGCAGACCCCTTATACTTCGGCTTGCTGTTCTTTTTCATTCTTCATCTTCTCCAAATCTGTTGACGTATAGCTGGGATGAAACAACTCCACGATTTTCTTTGTCTTTCTATCGACAAGTCCAATCTTGTTTTCGCAAACAATGAGGTCAAGGCCGTACAGGTTGCAATCAAAGTCCAGAAGGTTTCTCAGGGAAATCGCTCTTTGTTCAACGGTCAAGCTTTCGTCTAACATAATCGGCTCTCCAATCTTATTGATTTTTGGAATAAAAAACGCCCTATGCTCAGGAAGTGGTAGTTCCAAAAGCATAAGACGTTATTAACTATTTTTGAGTTTTCTAATAAATAGATTCTACCACAATCCACTTACTAGATAATATTTTCTTTTTCAGTAAGTAGATTGTTGAGTTATCTTAGTAGATAATTTATAAGAACCTACTTACCTTTTATAGTATATCATACTTTTGAACGGTTGTCAACGGGTTTCAAATAAAAATTTATTCTTTTTCCAGCTCGATAAGAAAGGCAATGTTCGTCGCCAGATGATACAGGTGAGGTAAACCGCTTTCTTCATCCCGACCCTGCGGGTCGTCCAGATAAGCAAGGAAGTGACGGTAAGCTGCGTCCCTGTACCGCTCAATCTCTACCCGCCGCCAGTTCTCAGGGTCATGGTACTTCGCTGTGCCAAACTCCCTTACCTGAGCAATCGCCCTTACGATGCTGGTGGGCGTGAGGGTGAGCCGGAGCTTCCCACTATCGGCCTTGGCACTCTGGTCGCCCGTCGCCGCTTGCCCTCTCTCTACTTGCTCAGGCGCGTCAGCGCCGTCCACCTTCACGCGCTGCTGATAATAGTTCTTCGGGTTCATGTCATTCATAGGTCAATACTCCTTTCGTTGTCTGCTTCAAATCCTTTGCACTCTGTACAGTTGTATGACTTCAAAATCCCTGCTATGTCTGGACTACCCTGAGCCATTAAAGCCTTGACCAAATCATAATGGTCATGTACGACTTGCTCAACGGCCTTGTACTTCGCTTCAAGCTTCTGGTAGTGTTCCATATCGGTCTTACACTTTGCTTTCAACTGGACGGCCTCAGCTCTCGTTATCTGCTTCATGCGGAATAACCCATAGAGCATATTGAGTTCCAGCCAGCCGAACCTCTCAGCAGCCGTCAACCCCTCCGGCTCTTTCCCTGCCTTAGCTGCTATCTTGTTCATGGTTTCAAAATCCATCGTCCATCACTCCTTTGTGCATTTTGTATAGGTTACATCTGTTACACGTCTGATTTTTTCATTGTGTAACCACTTTTTCAACTTTTATCGCCTCCAAACAAATTAAAACAGTCAAATGCGTCGTTTTTGACAACTCAAAACCATTCGTCAATTTGCGGTTACACAGTTACGCTGATTTTTTCAATCCCTATATACAACAAGTACATTTCATTATTACTTTAACTAACTAAAGTAATAATGTACTTTTTTTAAACTATATATATATACTTGCGTTTTGGGGTCTTGTGTAACGTATTTGTGTAACCTGATAGACACTTAACCCCAAAAGTGTTGATTATCCTTTCCCTTTTTTGTAAATTCCTTCGGTTCGGACTCGGTTAATCGCAACTAACGAGCGCTTTAGTATACTAAAGTAATAATGTACTTTTTTTAATTTCCGACCCATTTGTATCGAAAAGTCGGTGTAACTGCGTAACTGTGTAACCATCATCCCCAAAATCGCCGGACTTCCTTGGACTCGTGTGTTACGCTTTCCTCAGAAATCCGGCTTATCTGTGTGGGTCAGAACGGTTCATCTTCGTTTTCTTCTTCGTCTGACGGGGTAAAGACGACATAGCGGACGGACAGGAAGCCACTCTTTCTCACGATAGTTGGGACGCGCTTGTTGTTTGTGAAGGAGCACTCGCACAGATTGTTCTCTGCCATATAGGACAGAACCGCCCTGTCACTGTAACCAAGAGACTTTGCCAAAGAGCCGAAAACGGAACGTATCATCCAGATTTGATTCCCGTCTATGAAGCCCCATGTCTCGTTGCTAGATGATTTGGGCTTGTCTGCTGGTGAAGCGTAGCGTTCATTGCAGTTGGCAAACTTGCTTATGTTCATTGCAACGGACTCGCAGATAGCCTGATAGCCCCGCTTATTCGCGTCCACGGCGGTCTTGGTTTGCAGCATATCTGTAACGTCCTTGACACGTAGACTGCACCCGTCGTTGAAAATCCATTCGCCTATCAGCTTATCTGCCGTTAAGACACAAGCAGCAGCCATTGTCTGCTTTTCGGTCGTGTCACCGCTGATAATCTGGTCATAGAACTCGTTGTAGACTTTGCGGGCGTATTCAATGCCGTTTTCGTCCAGCTTTTGAACAAACTCTTTACCAGCAAAACCGAAGTTCTCACGGACGGTATTCGCCACGTTACGGGGGTCTGCGAAGAGTTCTGTGCCACACGCCACGTCGATTACACGGTTTACCGCGCCGCCGCCTGAATTGAGGTTGGTCAGCGGACTTTCACCGGACGTAATAATGGCAAGTTCCCATGTTTCCAGCTTTTGTACGCCGCCAGTCTTTTGACCACGGGAACGGCCTATGCCCTCTGATAGCTGGTAGATGGTCTTGTCGAAGTCGTTCTTGTCCTTTACAAGCTGCAATTCGTCGAGAATGAGGGGGAGACTGTGTAAGAACCCAGCGTGTCTCTCTTGTGAAACTGCCGTGCCGTCGAACGTCCTCCAATACTTACCCTTCTGGGGGTCAGCCCATACAGAAGCAGCAAGCATAAGGGCGACGGTTTTGCCTCCACCAGTTGTTCCCCACGCATGAACGAAAAACGGCAAGACTCCAAGCGGCTTAACCAACACAGAGGCGAAGGAAGCCGCAAGCATTATCTTAGGAGCAATAGCGCTGTATTTGCGCACAGAAGCCGCCAGACGCATCCAATCATCACGGCTACCTCTTTCCCTTATGCTATCGAAAACGGGCTTGTAGGCCACGTCAGCGTCAAAGGCAATGCCCTTGATGTAAGGGGCGAAGTCCCCGTCGTCCGTCCACCCTAAATGGCTCACAGACGGCTCTTCTGGAATGACTTCGTAGTTGAGGTTTTCGATGTCGTGTAGGTACTGGATAAGAGTCTTGGCGTTATCTGAGTTCACCGCCACTCCAACGTTCGCAAGCTCCAAAATGGTATTCTGCCCTGCCAGCGTCTTTTTGTCCGCTGTGTACGTTTTCCACTTGCCGCACCGCCTATAGGCAATGACTAGCTTGTCTGTGTTGGTATCGACGTTGTGTAACCGCTTAATGGGCATGATGGGATGCACACACGCAACTAAATCGCCATAGGGACTGGGTTTGTAAATGGCTTCCCCATTACAAATCCACTCGCCACACTTGAGGGTCAAGGGCTGGTTCTCGAACTGCGTCATTGACTCCCAGTCCTCCAGCATCCCCTCTGTGATGTCTTTCAAGCTGTTCTCATACGCCTTATAGGTTTTGCCGAACCCCACGTATCCAACGGCCTGAGCGTTTTCTTGAAGAATTACTTGTAACCGATTGTGAAGGAAAGGATTGCTTCTCTTAGAGTGCAAAAACTCATAAGGTTCGCTGGTCGCAACAAAAGCCTCTTTCTCAAACACTTTAGGAAGTAGCCCTTCCTGCACGTATTTTTCCAGTCTGTCACGCTTTATCTGAATGTCTTGCGGTTTTAATCTCATTGTTGCTTATCCTCTCTCCCAATCGTGTTCTGAGAACCAATAGTCCAAGTAGCCAATGTTTTTGATTGCCTCCACCCATCTCATGTCTGGATTTTCAAACTCTTCCGCTGTTCTTGGCTGGAGGTGCTTGATGCACCACACATAATAGCAATGCAGATGAGTCTTTTTCATGTACTCCGACTGACGCTTATGCAGAGCTTCCTTTTGCGCCTGTATCTCTTTGACCCTAGATGCCTCTGCTTCGCGCTCAGAGCGCGTGTAAGCGCGTTTTCCTGCTATGCCAATATGGAAGTCACAGTCGAGCTTTGCGACGCTCTCAGCGAATCCTAGACCGAAATAGTGCTGGACAAAAGAGAACACGTCGCCAGAAGCCCCGCAGCCAAAGCACTTATAGAACTGTCCTTTAACTGAGAGGCTTCCGGTTTTCTCGTTGTGAAATGGACAACAGCAGAAACCAGCCCTGTTAAATTGTAGCCCGTAATGGGTCATTACGCTTTTGAGGTCAAGTCTGTTCTTAATCTCCTGTATGTCCAAACGTGTCATTCAAATTCACCAAGTATTCTTTAGTTTCCCTAAAGCAGATTTCTCTTATCACTTTAGGCGTGGTATCGGGTTTGCATGGGACGTACACGCAGTTATATCTTGCCATCCAAGCGAAAACGCTTGCTTTGTACGCCTCTGGGTTCAGCTTGCTTCGATACCTACCGGCAAGCATTCTCTCATAATCGCCGTTCTCTACCAGCAGATAGATTTTAGCGCCTACCGACCTTGCGCGTTCAAACTCCCTTTTGAACCTATCTCTGTCTCTTGTGTAACACTGAGCAAGTTCGTCCAGCGACATTTTTCTTTCAATGCTGAAGTGGATGGACATATCATGTTCCATCCCCTCAGCATCAAAGAATTTTGCGGAATAGTCACCGAAATTGAGTTTCTTTCGCTCTACCGGAAGTCCGACTTCCTTGAGCCGCTTGTGCAACTCAGGGGTATCGTGTTCGCGGGTATCACACAAAAGGGTTAGGGTTTTGAGCGCGGATTCAATTTCAGGAATATTCATAGATTAAAACGGAACTTCCCCCTCATCTTCCCACGGAAGCTTTTCGGCTTCACCCTTGATTTCAGAAAAGTCTGCTGAACCGCTTGCTTCAACGACACCAGCCTTTTCCTTCTTAGCAGCGGACAGTGCCTTATCCTTCATAGGCTTTACAGAGCCGTCGCGGACTTCCTGAGCCACTTCAAATCTTGCGGGGCGGGTAGACCAGCCGGACTTTCCTTCGATAGCCCACTCTTCGTTACGGAACGAAACGCCTACCAGCTTACCTTTAAGGTTAGCTTCGTTCCAATCCCAGTGGTAGTTCGGGTTACTCTGTTCGATAGCGTAGATATTGCCCTCAAAAGAGTTCTTCGTCCAACTGTCACGCTCAGAGCCGTCGCCCTTCGGAACGTTCATGCGGAACGTGCCGCGCCACTTCTTGTTTTCGTTCTGGTTTTCCTTGTAGTCCTTGGAGAAGAAGTCCTTGTATTCGCCCTCAGCGATATCAAAGGCAATCTCCAAGATGCTTCCCCACGCATACTGCGCTTCTGCTGCTCTTAAAATCTGGGCGACATAAGCGCCAACGGGAAGCTGCTCACGGCTACCGGACACACGATGGGACTTAAAGTTGTTAAAGGGTTTCATAAAACATAACCTCCTTAGTTATTCGATTGGATTTCCCAATACTCGCGGATTTTTTCATCAACAACCTTCAAATCGTTGTCGATTTCAACTTCTTCAAACATCCCGATAGGGGACTTCACGGTATTGCTACCGTCAGACTGAGTGGAGAACCAGTGGCGCTTTCCGTCAGTGTTGCACATCAAGACCACCGAAAAAAGACCTTCGACGGTAAGCTTTTCGTCGAGCATCTTGCCAATGGTTTTCGCCTTTACCTTGCCCTCATTCGTCGTCTCTACGTGTTGCATGAAGTAGACTACAACGTCGTCGGGCGCGTCGTTGATAACGGCGTTTACAATCTTGCGAAAGTTCACGCCAATGTCGATGAACTTTTGATAACCAATCTCCTTTGCCCGGTCGAAGAACTCAAACGCCATTACATATTGAGCGTCGTCCAAAACCACTGTCTTTGTAGGCGGCTTCGTGATAACCTTGCAGATAGTGTTAACGTCAGAGGACTTCACCTGATACTTGTACTTACCGCGAAATGGAAGGGGCTTGCCAGCTACGTTTATGAGGGTAACTTCGTCCGTACCGAAGTTCCTCATGGACGTTGACTTGCCAGACCCCGATTCGCCCAAAATCAAAACTGGAATACCCAAAGTGTTCGCCTCCTATTATAGCACGGTGCTATTGTCTGAGTCAAGGGTTTCTTCACCAAACATTATCGGGCACATCACGCCTCTTTCTGTGAAGGGGAACTCAATCAGCTCTCGCGTCAGTCTGCACTTAAACCGTTTGAGTTCCGGTTCAGCATAACAATACTCGCACCACTGGCAAGTTTCTTTGTTCTTAGGGAAATGGACGGGGACTGCCGCAACCCCGTCAGTGTATTCCCGAACGCCGTCTCCGTCGATACTCTTACTAATCATCTAACCGCCTCTCAATCAACTGCTCGTAAGCCCAATCGCGTGACTCTCTGTCCCAAAGCGACTCGAAGAAGTCATTGTCGAACCAGTCTCTTACCTCACTATCCAGCCCGGTAAAAGAATCAGAAAGCACAATCGCCTTTTCGTGAGTGTCCAGCAAGTCCCAAACGTAATCCACGAATTTTTCCAAGTTCTCTTCGCGGAACTCTCTCTTCATCTTGGTCGTGACGTGCTCTTTCAGATAGTCCTCAATGCAATCTTCGCACACGTACTTTCCAGTAGTGGTAAAGAAGCAAACTTCGGACTCTTCACCACAAATGTCGCAAGTGTACCCAGCCGCTTCGTTCTCAGGAGGTTCAAAACTTTGTCCATAAATCGTCATGTGAAATCATCCTTCCATACTCTTATCCAGATTGCTCTTCGCTGCTTCCAGTGCCCTTGCAAGGGTTCTCTGCCGACTGCGCTCACAAGTGCGTAAAGTGTGTGCCCGCTCCTTGCACTTAGGAGAATCGTACTTTGCGGTCTTGTAACGTGTGAAAAACTTCTTACCGCAAATCGGGCACTTCTTTTCGATGTAGTCTGTCAGCTTGTCCTCACGCTGCTTTACTCTGGCCTTGTCAGTAGTCTCAGGGTGAGTGATTACATACATTCCATAGGACATTCCAGCATCTCTAGCAAGCTGGTTGACTTGTGCAATCGTCATAGTTCATACCTCATTTCAAATCGTCAGGACTTTTTTCTCGGACTGGGCTGGTAAAGGTCGTCACCTTCCAGCAGGGACTCCAGACTCACACCAATGTAGTCTGCCACGGCCTTTAGCCGTCTTACGCTCGGACTCGAAGTGTTCCACTTGGAAATCGTGCCATTACCAAGGCCAACAGCCTTTTCGACCTCTCCAATTTTGAAGCCGTTTCTAATGCAAGCGATTTTAATGTTTTCGGAAATCACTATGGGTTTCCTCCTTTCTTTTATCCGGTAAAGTTTATTTTCCTTGTGTCTCTATTATAGCAAACAAAACAGAGTTCGTCAAGGGGTTTTCGTAAATTTATTTATATTTTTTCTAATGACGCTCTTTGAAGAAAGCGTCCCGCCAGTCAGACGGGGCGCTCAAGTTCACACCATTGCTTTTGAAAGCTTATAAAACAGGGGGTCAGCGTACTCATAGTTAGCCAAATACTGCATGGTTTCGTCACTTAGGCCAGCGCCTTTTTTCACGATGGTAGTTCCCGCATAGTCAGCGCTCTTCGCGGCGTGGGAATAAACGGCCTTGCAAAGCTTGTTGAGCAAGTCCCTACCATAAGTATAATTTGCAAGGTACTCAGTGGTTTCTTTGCTGATATCGCAACAAGTCATAAGATATGCGCGTTGGAAAGCAATGCCCTCAGTCAGCGCCAGCTTATAGGCTTCCCATAGTCTACCGTCGCTCACGAACGGAGCAGGACAGGACTTGTGTGTAACGTCATAGTGTCTGCACACATGGTTTACGCTTATGCCGTATTTCTTCATAAGGCTATAAGTGAGGGTGAGCGCGGTGTTACACACATCCCATCTGATATTACCAGCGCTATCAAGCAGACACATTTCAATGCCTATGCTATTAGCATTGCGGCAAAGGTTGTAATATCCGGTTTTACATCCGACGTGCCAAGCGACACTCGTTTCGGGAACAGAAGAATACACGTAGTCCTCATCTACAAAGTAGTGAGCGGACGTGCCGACGACTTCTCTGTTGAAGTATGTCGCGTTGTTCTTAGCGGTATCCCCTTTGTTTCCGGTATAATGTATCGCAATCCACGTAACGTCTGACGTGCGGTTCTTGGTATAATTCGCACGGTTCGCCAGCAGCGTCTTACTTGTCATTTTCAGTAACCTCCGGTAAGCCAGTAGCTACGCTGGTGAGCACAGACAGCAAGGCAGAAAGAACAGAAGCGCTCATAACTACCCGCCAGTCCACGCCACTAATTACAGTAGCCGTGCCAATAGTAGCAATCGCGGTCTGCGCGAAAGTTCTGACGGCGCGATTTAAAGCCGCCTTTGCCCATTCCTTACTTAGCAATTCCATCGACCTCCTTGAAAAATTCTTTCTTCTGACGCATTCTCTCCGCTGAGTTCTGAGGAATAAAGTCTTGGTGGTCTACCTCCCACATAGCAGTAGCGACTGACCAATCGACTTTTCGCTCTTCGCCGTAACGCTTGATTTCGTCCTTGAACTTTAGATACACATTATCCATGACTACTCCTTTCCGGTTTTACGAACCTACGTTCTATAATTGATGATTAAAAATCCTTTCAATAAATATTATAACATATTTTCTCAAAGAATGGAAGCCAATTCACGAAAAAAACACAAAAAAGAGGACGCATTGAGCGCCCCCTAATTGCCTGTCTGTTAATGTCTGACAACGTGCGTGTAATATTGCGCAAGTTTGTCGGAAACTGCGTCAGCATCGTCCAGCCAAAAGGCTACTGAATAGTCTGAATAGAAGTTGATATTGTCCACGCCGTACTTCTTTGCGACGTTATAGAGGTCTGAATAAGAGGCGTTGAGCGCTATCCAGAACGCAACAGGGTCGCCGGGGATATTCTTCTGGGCTTGCACCTGTTTCGCTTGCTCAAACGTCCAGTGCGCCCCTACCGTGCCGTCTGCGTTCTCCATGTGGGAAGCCCATTCGTCAGCCAGTTCGCGGGTAAGCACGGGCGCGGTCTGCACCGACGAACGGGTAGCAGCACCAACTGACGGGCTGCACCAGCTTTCGCTTCCTATCTGTCTCGCGGCGGTAGCCGCGCTCTCTTTCTGCAAGTGGTCTTTGATTGTGTACAGCCACGCCAACTGCTCACACACAGAGCAGCTTAACCCGTTCGCCTCTTCAAGCTTTGCAATTTCAGCATTGATATCGTTTATGTCTAACATATACTCACGCCAATTCCTTTCTCTTTTTCGTCATATTCTGCATGGATTTCGTCTTGCATAAGACAGATAGTGGGAAGGTCGTAATCAATGCTTTGCAGCTTGATATACTGCCTGTCAGCACATTTCAGCCGCATATCAGCGTCAGACACAAGTTCTTTTACCTTACAAGCAGAAGCAATTTCGCCAATGTCGCACAGCTCTTTGTAGCTTTGCTCATACAATTTCTTTGTTTCACGCAGCCAATTACACCAAGTTTCGGTTGCTGATTTCAGCGCACTTTTCTTGGTGTTCGCGCTTACGTCTTTTCGGGCGTGTCCGTACCATGCAGCCGGAATAGAGAACGGGTCTGATACCTGAGACTCGCTGAGAAGTTCATTGTAATGGTTGATATAATATCTATTAACCCCGCGCATTTGTACGGCCTCGCATAAGAAGTAATACTCATACTCGCGTTTGAACCCCATCATTCCCAAAAAGTCATAGTAATTGGAAAGTTTATCGCACAGCATCATACTTTCAATCATGCGGGAATTGATTTTTGAAAACACTTCACTCGCTGTCACTGGTCGTCACCTCCAATATCTTTTGAAGCATTTCGTTCTGTTTTTCAAACTGTTTCGTCAGTTCTCCCAACAAATATCGCGCTTGCTGATTATTCGCTGCTTGCACATCGTTGTGAGCGGACTGCTCTCTGTTTTCGATTAAGTTGAGCAGCCCGACAACGAACGAAACGACGCTGATAAAGTCAATTAGGTCGAACTGACCCTGATTGTCCATTACGAACCCTCAGAGGTATTGGAAGTAGCGCTAGCAGTAGCCGGAGCAGTCCCATTGATGCTTGTGAGGTTTCTGCTTACACAGCAGACGTTACCAAGCATACGGAAAACGCCGCTAGAAGCAGAGGTTTCCACCCTAACAGCATATCTAGTCCTAGAAGCAACCCCGCAAGCCGTAAGCTGGGTGCAATCGCGCTTAGTCACCGGATAAAGAATCGTACCAGAACCGATAGTGATGAACACGGGCGCGTTAATAGTCGCGCTGGTAGGCACGTTCTGAGCGACGACGATGCAGTATCTATTGTTATCCAGATAAGAGCCAGCAGGAATGTTGATTACCAGATTGCCACCAGTAAAAGTCACAGAGTTTGAAATGATAAACCGATTGCAAAGTTTACATACGTTGTTACAAGCCATAGTTTTTCCTCCTTTAAAAGAAAAAAGGGACGGTAGATAGAACTCTGCCGCCCCGTAAAATCACCCGCTTATCGGGGAAAGTGTTCCTGTGAAGTTATCAGCACCCGCAGCCGCAGCCGCCGCAGAACGGGTTCACGCCAGCGTTATAAGCGAACGTGCTGGGATAACGCACCACGCCGGACAGAGCAGACTGTAACTGCAACTGGCTAATCTGGTTCTGCATATCAGCCATTCTGTTACCGCAGATAGCATCCAGAATCTTCTGGGTCTGCGCGGTCGTGTTTGCGTTAATAGCCGCCGTGTTCATTGCGCCATTGTAGTTCACGCTATCAATGCCGCGCTGGACATCACAGCAGCAGGACGCAAGCTGTCTCTCTAGGGCGTTAAAGTTCCCTAAAGTCTCATAGCCAATCTGACACAAGCCGTTGTTGAGCTGCATAAACTGAGTCTGCTGAGTGTCACTAATGCGCCCTACCTGACTGGCAAGGTCATTGAAGTTCATAGCGTTACACAGAGCTGCTTCCGTTACGGGCTGACCGTTCGGGTTGCCGCCACGGTTGCCGCCAAACAAGCCGCCACCGCCAAACAGGAAAATCATTGCGAACAGAATAATCAGCACGATACCGCCAGCGCCGCCGCCAAAGCAGCCTCCACTCTCGCGGTTTCCAAGCATAGTACCGATGTCTGCCAGAGAAAATCCGTTGTCCAAAATAAACAACTCCTTTCCAAAAAGTTTTATGTAACTCCGTTGCGCACCGGATTTACTTCAAAAAAGTTAAACATTTATGCCTAGTTGACTCAAAACAGCCTTTAAGTCGTCAGCATTTAGACCGTAATCCTTTGCAATATCGGCTACGGGTCTGTTCCAATTTTTGTTATAGAACTCTGCGAACTGAGGGTTAATCTTTGCGAAGTTCTGTGCTACCTGATTAGCGTCTTTTCCGCGCAACATTCCAGTAATTCCAGATAGTTTGCGGACGATTTCACCAACGTTATTTGGACTCTTCTGCTGCTGGTTTTGATTTCCGAACAAGCTGCTTGCCATTCTCTATCAGTCCTTTCAACTCTTCAAACTCTTTGCGGGTTACATATTCTTCTAGGCTCACTGATTGTGAAGCCTGATTATCTTCCATCCAAGCAAGACGCGCTCTCCGATAAGAAGGGAAGCCAGCGCCGTCCGTGATTTTTATGATTACTATGTCGTCGGTATCGTCGAACAGCGCCGCACGGCTATTAGGGGGCATTTGGTAAGCCTTAGCGCCCTCCATGCCAGTTACCCTTATAAGGTCAAGGGAATTGCCCTGCTGTGCCGTTTGCTGCTGCACAAAGGGCTGCACTGACGGCGGTGGATATCCAGTAGCGTTCATATAGCCCATACCGTTGAAATTGCCACCATACGGATTGTAAAATTGCATTTGCGCCGCCTCCCTGCTACCAGTCGAAACCGCTGTCTATCATTTCTTTTTCTTTTACATAGGACTCCAGCTCTTCAACCTTGCCGCTGGAAAGATACTGCTTGCATATACTAATTGCTTTGCTCTCTGTGTATCCGCATCTTATGAGCCTTTCCACAAGCATCCTGCTACCCAGAACAACCAACACTTTCACCTCCACGGTTCGCTAAATAGTAAATCGTTTTTTACAATTAAAATTATACAAAAAAATAATCCCCACTGTGACGCATCACAGTGAGGATTTGTGTTAGTTATGTGAGTTTGTTAAGTTTCTTCGCTGTCTTTTCGATTTTCTTAATAATCGAAGGAAGCCGCCTTGAAATTGTACTTCTGTCATATGACTTGTTGAAGCAATCTCCAAGCTCTTCCGCAATATCGACTTGCGGTATCGCGTCGAGCAAATATCGCTGTGCTATGAAGGTGTTCTCTTCTCCCAGATTTGCTTCTCTTATGATTTCTTCCCAATCAGAACGTAACAGTTCACTTAGGCCTTCGGAAAGCCGTACCCTTGCTCTTGCCATTCTTACGGGTTCTCACCATCGTTCTTTTTATCCGTGCCATTATCGTATTTCACCACACTTAAAATCTTTGAAATATCTTCTGGTTGAATGTCTGAGGAAATAATATTTCCCGTAGAGTCTGCGACGTTGTAAATGCCGGATTGCTCAGTGCTGCTTACATAGTCATATTGTAACCACAAATACACAAACCCAGCCATGAGGATAGCTATTGTAGCTACAAAACCAAGCACTATGCACCGGACGATTCTTCTGTTTCTTTCCATGCAGATTTCATGATACGCCAGCGGGACGGTTTGAACCGCTTCACTGTCCTGCAAAGGGAAAAAAGACGGTTTGCTCATAGTTTTACAACCTTTCCATACTTAAACTAAATGCGATACTGGGGGATTTCGACGACTGGCAGTTTCCCAACCTCTGCCATAATCGCGTCTAAATGCCCGTTGCCTCCAAGCGCCTTATATGCGCTGTGCATCCCTTGTAAATTCTCTTTGTCGTCCAATGAAATTTTGCCGTCAGCAATATAGCATTTTCCAAGGAAACGAACCCTGTCTATCATAATGACCTTTTGCGCACTTACAAGAGCGTCAATGACTTTCGGGTCAATCTGCTTTTCGTCGTCTTTCTTCCACTTACGCTGTAAAGCTGCAAGCACGATTGCCATAATACCAGAGCCGATTCCAGCGCCTAATATTCCCGTAATGAACTCCAAAGTCGGTTCTCCTTTCTGATAATTTAGCGCTACGAATTATCTGCCGTAACGTTAGGTCGATTACTGGAAGTCGCCGGGGGCTGCTTAATAACAAGCTTCTCTGCGTTCGACTTATTCTGCGTCTTTCGGTTCAGCATTATCGGTGGTTTCCTCCTGAGTCTCAGGGTTCTCAATGGCCTTGCGTTCCTCTTCTGTCCACGGCACAACGTCCCAGACCTTCACGATTGTACCGTTCTGTTCCTCATAGTGGGAAACAGCTTTCGTGCCGTATTCCAACGGACTAGGGGGCATGGTTTCCTTTAAGGGCTTGCCGTGCGCTTCGTCTGCGACAATCCAGCCACTAGGGGTAATTTGATACTTCATTCGATGATTACACACCTTTCTTTGAACAAATAATAAACGTGCTTATCTCCGACGTAAATGTCGGTGTAACCTGTCTTTGCCTCATCCGGTATCGGGTAAGCAAGGTATACAGGTTGATTACCTATTGTGAATGCCCCTATTTCACACGGGAAATAAGTGTATCTGGAAGTGTTGTCGCTGGTTGTTTTGTAATCAATGGGGTAACACGGGAACAAGCAGGAAAGCTCAGACTCTTCGCTGAAATATTTTTCAATAGTGTTATATTCACAAAGCGTGTACTGCCTTGTAAGCGTTACGTGTCCTGCCTCTGGATGCAAAATCGAACGGGTTGTAGGCAGTCCGCTACCAAGCGCACCCGTTTCAAGCTTGCCCAAACTGAGGGATTGCACGTCCCAGAGCAGCGATTTCAGCTTTGTGAAAATCATACCAGTTCCGTCAAAGCCGCTAGGGGGAATAAATTTCAACGTGAATATCGAGCCGTTCACGATGTCCAGTTCTGCGTTATATATTGTGTCGGTGTTCGAGCTGTCCCATAGCATGAGCGTGAGGGCGGGGGTATACTTATTCGTGGAAACAACGAATTTGCCGTTCTCTACATAGCCGCAAGTTACCTTCAATTTGAGACTGCCAGAGTCCACTTCATTACACGTAAAGTCGAACTGGAATGCAGTCGCGTCTGTGCTCCATACCGTGGAAACAAGGACGCAAGTGTAATACAGCTCGTTATCCGCGACTATCAGCTCCAGCTTCACGCACGGAACACTGTCCAAAAAGAATTGAACAAAATCCTTCGCTGTCTGGTGTGCGCCGTTGGCTGCTATGTTTCCCTCGAACGAAAAGCTTTTTGTTTTCATGCTCATATCAGTCACCATCCTTCATAGGTATGCAAAGACGACTGGAAATGCAAAAAAACCGCTTATCCTCAATGTAAAAGTCGCCAGCGGTGCTGAATCTACCTTCTAGCGGGATAGGAACTTCGATGAACGGACTCCCGTTTGCAGTCATATATCCAAGGCTGGTTTTGCTTTTGTCCCCGTCGAATACCATAGCCAAACGGACAAGCCCCTTTCCCCATGTTTCTATGAAACTTGGATGGCTCGAAACGCTTGTAAAGCCGTACTGAGTAGCAATGCTTATCGGCTGCTCTTCGCCGCTTTCGGACTCATAGATATAATTATCGGGGATTTCTGCGCCCATAAGCCCAACGGCAAGCAGCTTTTCACCAGTGATTTCGCTCTTCATCAGCGCGAAAGACAAGTCATAGTAACTGCGCTCGTTGAACTCGAAAGTAAACAGCACGTCGTCAACAGCAAAGACTTCCAGCGTTTCGCCCTCTACTGTGCCGTCGTGATACCAAAGTGTTTGTAAGTCGCCGTTTCCGTACACATAAGAGCCGTTGGAAATGCGCCCCATTTCAACGTCGATAATTGAATCTTCGTCCACGAAGAAACGCAGGGCGGTTGTCCCTTTGCCGCCGACGTTGTTTTTGACTACGCAGTTGAACTCTGTGTCAGTGTCAGCAATAACTTCGTGAATTTCCAGATAAGGGACTGTATCGACTAATATGTTGACAAGCTGTTTGCAAAGACTCGCGGCGTTATCAGCGGTCATTTCTGGAAATGTATATTTCTTATGCTTGATTCCCAATCTTCGCGCCCCCTCATGTTAATTCGATGCAAATATAAGCATCAATGCAGAAAAACTTTTTCCCCAAAACCGAAAACTTTTCGCAAAAGCTAGCGGAAGCGCCGGGGGAAGTCTTTGCAATCCTTTTCCCGCCGATACTATAAGTCCCGTCCCACTTGGTAGAGTCTGGTATCTGGGTCATTCCATACATTACCAAGCTAGCGGCAAAGTCCTGCTTATAATCGCAAGAAGGGAACGTAGTTTCCAACTGACAATAAGACGGGGAAGAGTCGCCAAAAGCCGGGGCAATATATGTAGCACCGTTAACAGTGAACCCCATATATCTTTTTCCGGTAACATCGTTGGTGAACTCTATAATCGCCTCGAACTCAGCGCTGGTTTCATATTGCCTACTGGCAAACAGAAACACTTTATCGTCGATATCAAATATCGTGTTGCAGCTTGCGAAGGTTGACGCGCTACGTGGAATTACAATGCTTGCGTCGAGAATTTCCTCGTTTGCATCAATCACGGCGAATTGAAATCGAATGGGCGTATAAGTGGAATTTGTCGTGCGGTCACTGGTAAGATGCAGCATACTAGCGTCGTGCTCACCAAACGTGGGGCGCAAATAGCATTCGTACACGTCCTCCGTGTCCTGCACAACAGAATGCAGCGTGAGGAACGGGATGGTATTGAGTAGCAACTGCACGTAGGCTTTACCGTAATGCCCATTATCCGGCTTTGGAAGTTTGTAGACTTCTTTGTCAACTTCTATTCGAGAAAACGACATTTCACGCAACCTCGCTTTCGTTCTTCATGCACATACAAGTTCCGGCACTCACAAGCTGGTAGTCTATGACTCTGACGGCGCTGTATTCTCCACACAGAGAATTAGTATTTCCGTCCGTCAAACCGCTTTTCATGCCCAAACCAGACGCGCTTAAATCATCGTTTAGTGTTCTTCCTGCCGATACTCTGGAAGAAAAGCCATATTCATTATATAGCATGATTTCACCTCTGTAAAGTGGTTTATTCAAGGAAAATTGCCAGTTCGTCAACCAAGTGGAATAAATGTTTGTCGTCCATATAATATTCCATATAAGGTGTGCCGGGGTAGTGAGACACGCCGTAAATCGGAGAACCGTCCAGCGTCACGTATCCAAGCCCGGTCGTCTTGTCGGTACTGTCAAATGTAAGAGACGGGAACATGAACGAATACTCGCAAGCTTCGTTGATATCCGGCTTGTTGCGGCTGGAGGTATTGGAAAGCGCGGCAACTGAACAACTTGTAGGGCTGCTATTAGCTGTTTTGCGGTAAAACACAGTCGGGAGAACCGTGCTACTAGAACTTAATCCCCAACCAAGCATCAATACTTTTTCTCCAAGGTGTAAGCTCTTCATGAGCGCAAAGACTTCCATTTGCGCGGAAGGAGCACTCACGTAATCACGAAGAAAAATAAAAAGTGCGTCGTTTAGGTTTCTTATCTTGAAGTTGAGTGTTCCAGAAATGGCAATGTTTGTGTTACTGACGTTAGTGTAAGTCCCTGCTGAGGACAAATAACCATACATAAAATAAAACGCAGCCCCTGAATTATAAAACCTCAGAGCCAGACAGTCATTGTCGCCAGCGTTAGATTTCAACACACAATCGTAAACTGACCCCGTGTCTGAGTTCACCGTATAAAGGCTAAGGTATGGTATGTTGTCCAAGTAAAACTGAACGATTTCTTTGCAGCGGTTATAATAATCGCTAGCAGTAGATACAGACGTGCTATATGTTAAAGTTGTTTCTTTTATCATAGCTTCACCATTAAACGGGAATTAGAAAAACATTTACATAATTGGACGGGCGAGACTCCAAAAGGGCAAAGAAACGCTTGTTCCCGATATACATTAACTGATACGAAATTCCAAAAAAGAAATCTGTGTTCGACAAGGTAGCTTTAAACATCATCGAACTTTTAAGCGTCAAAACTCCTAGGTTTCCTCCGTATTTTGAAGTGTTGTCTGTCCACTTATATGGGAACAAATACACGGTGTTACCCGAAGAAATGTAACCAGAATAGCCGTAATCAAGATAGGAACAAGAAAGCGTGTGGGCGGCGGGGGTTTCTCCCTCTTGCCCTGTCACAATTACGTGACTGCCGCTAAAGCGAAAAATCAGGAAAGCTTCGTCCGTCAAAAAGTGGGATTGAACAAAGAAAAACTGCATATTGGCATACGGTACTGTAGACGACGGCGACGGCGTTTCGCGTATCGCAAAGATATCGTCGTTGAACTTGTACATTATGCGGCCTTTTGATAAAGTTAATGACGTAGCGCTTGACAATGCAACATATGTATCGTTAGCGATATATCCATATGTGCAATATGCGTAGTTGTTGTAATAAATCCTAATAGCAAGTTTATCTCTGCTTCCCGCATTTGACCTTATAACACAATCATATTGGCTACTGCTGTCCGCATTGACGGCGAACAGTTCAAGGTACGGGATATTGTCAACCAAGAACTGAGCATAGTTTTTACAATTTTCCACGGTAGTGGAAGAGGGCGACAATGTAACTTCTTCGTAACTCAATCTGACGCTCCTTTCAATTCGTGATTTGCGAACACTACCGGGCTTTCAACTTTGACTAATTTGCGCCCATATTTCAAAACAGCAGCGTCGTCTACTTGGACTATTGGCAGTTCATCAAATATGAACCCAAACTCAAATACTTCGTCCGCGACGAACTTATATCTAATCTTCGTCCACTGGACTCCAAGGTCTTTAGAAACAGAAGGGGTTTGTGACCAACCTTTGAGCGCTCTTCCAATAGATATGCCTGTTACAAAAGAGTCCTCATCGTAAGCCATTTCAACCCCTCCTTTAATCACCACGTTATAGTTTCTTCATGTCCAGTAGAGTCTGTGATTTTGACAATTCTTCCTTCGTCGTCACGCTCTACTGAGTATCTATATTCGTTGTCGTCTCCGTCAATTTGTTCGCTAAAAGTATTATACTCCTTTAATTTGGAAAAGTCAAGATGTGTGGTCTTTCTAAGCCCCAAAATATCAGTAAAACCATCATCGTTCATCTGAATACCGATTTCTCCACTATTTTCAGTGCGGTACTTCATAACGAACGATTCTGTTGTTTTCTGCATGAAGCCCTGATTTAAGGCGTTGCCAGCGCTATCAGTTTTTCCAGCGCCTTGACCGAAAGTTTCTGTACAATAATAAGCGTTTGTCGCACCGTCGTACACGAAAGCAATCTGCCGCACAACGGCCTCGCTATACGAATAGACGGTTACTGGATATCCCGTGTCGTCCTCGGTCGTATAAACTCTGTCCTCGCCCACATAAGGATAACCGTCAACAATCTCTGCGTCAGTGATGTCCTTTTTCCAATAAAGCGAAGAACCGTAGCGGTTTTGCAAATTCTCTGTCTGAGCAATGTTCCCGTTGAACACAACAGTTCCGACGATGAATTGCAGGGTGAGTCCTTCTATGCGGATAAACTGCATATTGGACGTGTCCTTGTTCAGATACCGCCTAATCTTATCAGACGTTTCCAAACGGTCAACGGTCAACTGGGAAATGTCGCCCTGTTCCGCATAAAGAGCGTCAGTCATAACAGCGTCAGACTGCACAGAACCATCAATCAGCACGTCTCCAGTCAGCCTATACCTCTGAGCCTGAGTATCGAAGTAAATGCAGTCTTTCATTTCTCCGTCTATCAGCGCCCTCATAGCAAGAATGTCGCTGTTGAACTGTGCTTCACCGGACACGGTTTCGCCGTCAGTTTTCTCTATGTATAAGCCTTTCGACCTGCTAATAGTGACTCCGTAATACGGCTTGCCAAGCGAAACTCTGCGGGACAGCTCCTTATTCGTCTGACTGATATAGGGATATTCATGGTCAACCTCTTCGTCCAAAGGGGCGGCAATTTCTGAATAATGAGCGCCGCCAAATACCGCGCACCGATAAGCCAGCATCGAAGTTACGCCATTGATGGTAACGCCGTCGCCCATATCTGCAAGGGGGTCAAGCCCAGAGTCCAGCGCTCTAAATCCCCTATAAGTATGCCCCGAAAAGGCGTTCATAATGTTGTCTGCCATTTTCTGAGTCCCGTAAGGGCAAGTGACTTCAAGGACATATCCGGTCTGGTCGCCGGACACGAACTCAATATCTTCGTCCACCAGCAGCGCAATACCATCAACGGAAATGTCCCCGTAGCGCTCGAAGGAAGAAGCATCCATTCCAACGTCATAAGTCGTGCCGCTTTCTCCCTCGAAAATCCCAACAAGTCTCAGCTTATTCTCCCTTGTAATGACCCAGTTTCCGGCGTTTGCAGCACCGATATAATTCAGCACTTCGCGCATTGTCACGCCGTCAGACGGATAATCGACCACATAGCTGCTATCAATCTTGCTTCGACTATCAAGCTGAACGCCAATAGCACTCGCAATGACCTCTGCCGCCTTTTGCATACTAAGAGGAAAATCAAGCGAACCGTCCGGTTTCCATTCCACCTCTGCTTTAAGCATACTGTCATAAGCGGTAATCTCGGTAAGAACGCCAGAGGTCTTGCGCGTGTCGATATAAAACAGCCCTAATTGATGCCAACTTGTAGTGCCAGCGTCCCTCACATATGGGATAATTTGAGCCATTCTTGGAATATCCTGAGTTGCCCAAAAGCCCATTTGAAGTTCAGAGGAACACGAATTTCCAACAGAGAACTTTTCAAAGAGCGGTTGTGTAATTTTAGCAGACTCTATGTCGTTCATATAATAAACAACATTGCCTACTTCTATTTTGTATTCGTGTTCCATCTAAATCACTTCTCCACAAGAGGGAATGTAATGCCTCCCCACAACTCTCTACCATCCCTCTTTTTCATCAGAAAGTTTGCGGGGTTGTTGTTTGAATACATGGTCTTGGTCGTTTCTGTACCAAGCTGAGGGTCGGTGTATGTTATCTGTACCCATTCTGGCATAATAGCGGTTAAGACAATGCTTGCCTCTTGAAGCGTGAGCGGCCTACACGTAATGTCCAAGCGCCGTTTAGTGGA